CACCTGGTAGCACCACTGTCTGTAGCCCCGCTCTGTTGGCTCCGACAAGCTCATGGCATCCTTAGCAAAGGCAGCTTCAGGCTGCCTAACCATGACCCACTTGTCCTCAGCCTTGTTAACCAGAACAGGTTGTGCTTGGCAAAACACACAGCGCTCAAACACATACTCCGGTGGCTCAACCTCCATTTCAAACCCATAGTCAAGAAACCATTTTCCCAACCCATCAAGCTTATGCAAATCCTCCTTCTCCATGAAAAGTAAACAATCGTCACCATTATTTGCAAACTCAATGTTAATGCCCAGCTCACGTATGTACTCACGCACCAACGTACACATTATGAGGCAGTTGCCCAAACTTGTGTTCATGTCACCACTGGCCCTGGTGCCACTGGCCTGGTACTTCACTTTGTGTCCATCAACATACGCCACACCTTTATTTGCAAGTTGCAGCGATAACAACTTCCTTAGCTGTTTGTCTTTAAATATGTTGTTGTACACGCGGTGCTCCCATTTAAGGGCATCCACGCTCACATGTTGGTCAAACCTGCTGGCATCAATCCCCACTGCCACGGGGTTGGTAAACCGTTTCCACTTCCTCCGCAATTGCATTGCCACATCCTCCACTGTCAGGCCCTTCATCACTATCAAATTCTCCTCGTCATCACTCCACTCTTCGGCCAATGCTTTGTACAACTCAGCCTCGACTCGCCTAGTGAACCTACCTACACACAAATTATATACAGGAGAGCGGGGCTGTATCACCCGCGGTGCTGGATCCTTCTTTTTCGTAAAGTTCAACTTCTCAAACTTAACGAACGCGTTGATTTGCGCATCCCGCTTCTCCCACCCACGTCGCGTGTATTGCTCGGCCGCCGCCGTGTAAAGAGCTCGTTTCGTGCTGGGACACTGTGCGATAAACTCGTCACTTGTCAGCCTCTCGAGGCACCGTGCATTCTTACTCCGAACTCTTTCAGACAACCGTGTCGCTACATGCGATAGTTTCTTCCAAACTCCCTCTTTGGGTTGAGGGGTGGGCTCCAAACCTGCCTTGCCGTTAACGTTAAACACTCTCTCGTTTAAGGCCCGTACCAGATTTGCCAAATTATTATTATGAGCTCCAAAATCTATCCGGCTAGAGTTGGTGGGAGCAATTACAACAACTCTATCCTTCGCCGGCTTGGCACCCACATGCGGACTGACGACTATACCCCGGAATGACCTACCATCATGATACTGCTGTGATGTGGTCGTTCTCGCCGCCATTCGCACGAGGCACCCTCACGCCGTGTGCTTCCTCACAGCAGCACCCTCAGCGAG